GTGATTTACAGTGATTGGCGCGACGGCGAGGTTCACACTTATATCCTGACCAACCATCACGTCGTCCAGAACTCCATCAACATCAGCAAAGTCTGGTGCTCCGGCCCGCCAAAATGCGACGAGCCCGCTAAGGTCGATGTCGAGCGCCGCGATAGTGTGAGAGCGGTCTGGTTTGAATATAACGATCTAAGCCGGAACATCGGCACGCGCGGCCAGAAGGCCGACATCGTCGCCTACTCGCGCCTGTACGACTTGGCGCTGTTGCGGACGCGCAATACGGAGACTCCCGTCGAGCATGTCGCTGCCTTTATTCCGCCGGGCGAACCCATCTATCTCGGCGACGAGATCGCGTGCGTCGGTGCTGGGCTTGGCAACCCACCGTTTATGACGAGCGGCGAGGTGGGCTATCTCGACGCTGAGATCAAGGGTGAGGACTCTCGCTACAGCTTGCTAACATGCAACCTGATATTTGGTAATTCGGGCGGCGCCAGCTTCCGCTGGTCTGACGCCCGCCAGCAATTCGAACTGATCGGGGTGCCAGCCAAAATTTCGGCCAGTTGGGCCAGCGGCCCGATCACACATATGGCGTGGGCCATCTCCGCCGAGACCGCGCGCACCTTCCTGCTCGAACATGATCTCGGCTGGATTTTGGGCGACGAGCCGGCAGAGGTTGACGATGCCAACGCGAACTGAATGCGAAAACTGCCGCGTGTCGATCGCCTCTCTGTCGACGAAGGTGTGTGGCATGTCTGACAGGCTCGATGCCGTCGAAAAACACCAGCTCGAACTGATCGAGCTTGCCTCTTTCGGCAAGGGTAGCTTGCGCGCCATCCTGCTGATGGGTGTCGCGCTGGGCGGATTGGCCGGGTTGGCGATTGCGGTTAAATCTTGGATAACTTGAGGAGAAAATTATGAATTGGTTACTAGACCGCGCGAAAGAGCGCTCGACTTGGATGGGCCTGTTTTCGCTCGCCGGTGCGATCGGCCTTGGTCTCTCGCCGGAAAATAAAGAGATCATCATCACCGCTGCCGTCGCCGTCGTTGCGGCCATCGCGGCCATGACACGCGATAAGCCAGCCGCTGAATGATAGGCGGCATATTTTCATTCCTGGGGGCGGCGCTAAAGGCGCTGCCCCTCTTATTTTCATTTTGGGCGGGGCGAAATCATGCGCGCAGCAGAAGCATGGCGGCCAAGGCGCGGGCGAAGGCTAATGAAGCTCATATCGCCGCTCGTGCTGCTCGCCGCCCTAGCGATATTCTTGACCGGATGCGGCGCGGCGGCCTTTGAGGCCGGCAGTTGTCCCACATGGCCCGTAGCGGGGCCAGCGGTGGCCGAGGAGATGGAGGCGGGGGCGATGCCTCCAGACCGATTTCCCGCCTTCTGGGAGTGGATGGGGCGCTTGGACAAGCTGCGTGATCAGCTTCTAGCTTGTTGACGTGAGCATCCAATTTCCGATCGAGGGAATCCTCGGCAACCTCAAAATTGAAGAGGGTTTCCGCGCCCGCGCCTATCGGTGCAGTGAGGGTCACCTCACGCTCGGCTATGGCAGGAACATCGATGCCGGCGGGCTGGGCATCACCGAGGAAGAGGCAGAGGTACTGCTGCGCGCTGATGTGATCCGCACGATAGACGAGCTGCGCCGCAACTATCCTTGGTTTGATGATCTGAACAAGTCAGCGCGTGAGGTGCTGGTCGAGTTGTGTTTCCAGTTGGGCGCGCCTCGCTTGGCGAAGTTTAAGAAGATGTTGGCCGGGCTCCAGGCTCACGACTATGACGCTGCGGCGGCTGAGCTCCTCGACAGTAAGTTTGCTCGCCAGGTGCCGGCTCGGGCCAACCGCTTGTTTCAACGACTAACAGAAAATTCGTGAAGCGACTGTCGTCAGCTGAGTTGAGCCAGGCGCTCGAGACGGTCGCCACTTATGGCACCATCACGGCCGCCGCGGACGTGCTTGGCGTGCCGCGCAAAACTTTATCGGCGCGTCTGGCTCGAGCAAAAGCGCGCGATTCTGAAAGCGATCCGCCGTCGCCAGGCGCGGCCGAGTTACCCTCGTTCCCAGACGACGATATTTCTGTCGCCGAAATTCTCGACACAATGGAGCGCCGCTTCGAAAAGCGCGCCTCGGCCAAGGCCGCTCGCAACTGGTATGAAGTCAAAATCAAGGGGAACGAGCCGATCGGGCTGTGTTTCGTCGGCGATCCACACATTGATTCGAACGGCTGCAACATCCCGCTGCTACGCCGCGATCTCGAGATCATGTCGCGGCCTGGAATGTTCGGGGTCAACATCGGCGACACGACCGATGGCGACTGGCCGGGCCGGCTGATGCGTCTGCATGGGCAGAGTGATACCAGCCTCGACACCGCGCGGCGACTGGCCGACTATTTGCTAAACGACAGCGGCGTCAACTGGCTGGCGTGGATAATGGGAAATCACGACGGCTGGGGCGCGGATGCCGATTTGATGCGTGCTAGAAACATCAAGCAAATCCCAATGTCAGATTGGATGGCGCGTTGGCAGATAGTTTTCGGCAACGGCCGGCGCTGCAAGATCATTTCGAGCCACAGTTTCAAGGGCCACAGTATGTGGAACCTGCTGCACTCCAACCAGCGTGCAGCGACGACCACAGCTGACGCACATATATATGCGTCGGGCCATTTGCATAATTGGGCGATCCATCAGGAAGAGAACGCGCACCGCGAATTTATTTACTGGCTGGTTCGATCGCGCGGCTATAAGTATCTCGACGAATATGCCGACCGCCTGGGCCATGCGAGCCAGCAGCACGGCGCTACGATCTGCGCCGTGATCGACCCCCAGGCAGCGAGCGAGGCGCGCTTTGTTGCGTGCTTTGCCGACCTGGCAGAGGCGGCCGACTACCTCTCCTGGAAACGCTCGCGCTGACCCTTGCGACTGAACAGTCGCAAAACCAGTCGCAGCCTGGTCGCAGAACGGTTGCAATCCCCGACGATCATGTGTAATCACACGCTTGCAAGTTATGTCAGCAGCGTCTTGATGCACTTGATTCAAACGGATATGCAGGGTCATGTTGAGGCAGGCTAAGTCATTGATTTAGTGGACTGTAAATCTGCCGACGTACGTCTACGAAGGTTCGAATCCTTCCCCCTCCACCATCCCAAAAAATCATTCAACATCAAGTAGTTAATCGCTGACGATCGGGTCCGCGGAGAACTATTTTTGTGTCCAAATTTTGGCGTCAGTCGCAAAACAGTCGCAAGAATCTTTTTGCCGGTGCAGAAAATATTTTGTGAAATCTGCCGACGAACCCTTGCAATATAACTGAGAAGGTATATAAGTGTACTGAGACGCACTCATATGTAACCAGGAGAGAGACAATGGATGTTGCCATCACTAATAACCCCGTCATACGCGAGACTGAGAAGGCCGTTTTGATCGAAGCCCCCTTGCCGCGCGGTGCGGTCTGGAAGGATGGCTGTCATTCACGCGAACTGTGGGTGCCTAAGTCCCTCATCACTATTACTCCCAACGCCCCGTTCGTGGATGAGAAGACTGTCCCGTTCTGGTTCGCGAACCAGAACGGCCTCGTCAGCTAGTTAACCAACTAAGGAGAAGATCATGTCAGCACACAAACAGGTTACACCGAAATGGCGCCCGAGCCGTAAACGCTGGGTCGTCGACACGCGCAGCCGCGGCGTCGTCAAGCACGCCGGCAATGCCAAGGGCGGCGTCGAGTTCTTCGAGAGGAAGGACGCGGCGCTTGCCGCAGCTGCCCTGGTCAATGCTGCCCAGGCGACCGGCGGCGTCATCACCGATGCCGAGTCCGGCACGCTCGAGGCGGCGTTCGTAATTTTCAAGGCGCGCGTTGAAGCGCGGCGGGACGAGAAGAGGTCGATCTGCCCGCGCTACGCCCGCACTTTGATCAACGACGCTCGCGTCTGGCTCTACGACGGCGACGAGCCGCGCAGCATTGCCAAACTCAAATGCAAGTCGATCACCTCGGCCGACCTGATTGCGATCATCGATGACGCCGGCTGGAGCGTCGACAACGCCCGCAAAAAACGCGCTGCACTGCGCGGCGTATTTCAAGCGGCCGAGGATCAGAAGTGGTGCTTGCCGGCCAATCGTCCTACCGAGTCCGTTCATCTCGAGAATTCAAAATACGACAAGACCGAGGCTGAGATCGAAGAGGATGCCGCGGCCGAGCGGCAGATGATCGCGGCGTTCGAGCCCGCCAACATCCGCAGCATCTACGAGCACGCGATCGCAACGCACGACGTTCCGGTCGTCGACAAGGACGGCGACGTGCTGCGCCAGGCCGGCTGTGTGGGATTGACTATGATGTTCGCCGCGCTCACTGGACTGCGTTGGGGTGAGCAGGCAGCGCTCAAGTGGAAGAACGTCGACCTCGACAAGCGCCGCGTGAATGTTATGACGAGCATGCGGTGGGCCGAGGGCGGCAGCTGGGCGGTCAACGTGCCTAAGCGCACCGCAAGCGTGCGCACCGTGCCGCTGACGCATGATCTCGTCGCGGCGCTCAAGGCGTGGAAGCTGCGCAGCCCATCATCAGCAGCCGAGGATCGGGTATTCATGGGCGCCGAGGGCGAGCCGCTCACCGATAGCAGCTATCACCTGCGCCTGCTGCACCGCTCTTGCGATGCCGTGGACAGCATCCGCATTCGCTGGCACTGGCTGCGCCACTTTTATGCCAGCGTTCTGGTCGACGCCTACCGGCCTTCATCGGATAAAAATGATCTGAGCAATGACCGCACCTGGAACAAAATCTCGCGACTGATGGGTCACGCCAATGTGCAGATCACGTTCAAGCATTACGTCCACTACCTGGATGATTGCGAGGCCGATGAGGAGCTCGCCGACGTGCTCGAGGCGCAGATGAATCGTCGATAGCCGCGCGCCTGAATGCGTCGAAGCAGCGATCGATATGAAGTAGATCGCCGGCGCCGTTGACAACCCAGCTGTCGCGGCCGAGAGGTTCGCCACAAAAAGCGCAAGGCTCAGTCGGTATCCCCGGCCGAGCCCTTGGCTTCTTCCGCGGCATCTAGCCCTCCACGCCCGTTATTTCCTCTTATCTCATCCAACCAATAGTGTTCTGTTGGCGACAGCGGCGGCGGGCCGGCTGGCATGGAATGCGCGCGCAGTTGGCCAAGTTGATTGTGCAGATGGTCGGCGCGCGATTGAAGGTCGTCCAGCGGCAGCGGGCTCGACCGCAACGCCGCGATTTCCCATGCCTCGATATCCTCGAGGCGGAAGCGAATGATTCTGCCGATGCGAATATGCGCGGGCGCTTCGCCGGCGCCGATCCAGCGCCGCACGGTGACGGGTGCGACGTCCAGGCGTTCAGCAAGGTCTTTGACGGTTAACCTCTTGGCTATGAAGTGGTCGTGTATTGTGGTGTTCATATTAGTCCCCTTCCGTGTGTTGATCAGCCAGTGCGCCAGCGATCACGAGGTATCCGATCGCGTCGATATAGTTGTCGAGATTGTGCGCGCCGCCGGTTAATCGTCGGGCTATTTTGACGAGCGCGAGATTGACCGCGACATCAGCTGCTGTGAACTCGGCAGCGTTTGAATTTGCATCCCACAGCTGTGCAATTGTCGTCATATTCTCAAAGTAATCGCCGTGCGTTTTGCCACGCTCCTCGATAGTTTCAGCGACCTGTTCCAGCAGGTCACTCGGCGTCATGGTCATCCAGCCGCTCGAGTTCTTTGCGAGTGAAATACCAGGTTCCCCCGAGTTTCACTGGGTTAAGCTCACCGCGGTCGCGCATGCGGTAGAGCTTGTAATAGTTCGAGCGCTTGGGGTTGCCGAACAAAAACAGTGCCGCCTCGCGAACGCCCAGCAACTTGCCGGCTGGCGGCGGCTGCTCACTAAAAACCATCAAAACTCTCCATCATCGTCATCAGCGACCTCGGTGACTCGCTGGATATCGATCGAAAGGTTGCCCGAATCCTGCCATTCCCAGACGCCGATGGAATAGCGGCCTGGCGAGAGATCGGCGGCGATGGTTACATTTCCATTGGAGAACTTGGGCTTCTTCGAACCCGGCTCGATGTCGTTTCGAAAC